CATTTTTTTGTTTGTTCTACTTTTCGCCTGGCAATATTGGCTGCCACAGCAACCAACAGTACGCCGGCGACAATTAAAGCGGCCGGTATGCTGATCAGTGCAATACCGGTCACGACAAGCAGCATACCCAAAAGCACAAGTATGACAATAGCCTTATCTTCCTTATCCATTCCATCACCTCACAAAAAACGAACGCCGGAACTGCCGCCAGTGCCGCCGTATTCTTCATAAAATGCAGGCAAGCGCGCCATAGCATTTATGCCGGCAGCAACCAAGTCAATACGCTGCGTATCATCTTTATTTTTCTTACTCAATTTGATATTTTCATTGCTGTCAGTGTAGGCATACGCATTACGCAAACACCAGTCAAACAGCTCATTGCCTTCATGGATAATATTGCTCTCCACTACTTTCAGCCTGAATTCTTTGGTAGGTTCGCTCAAAGTCGGAATACCCTGCCGCACTTCAATAACTGTTTCCCCTTCTTCTTCCAGCTTCTGCATGAAGTAAGAAGCGTTCCAGCCATCAAAACAATGTTCCACAACATCTAAATCCAGCTCATTAGCAAAGCACTTTACCCATACCTTCATCACATCATAATCAACAGCTGCGCCCTCTGTTATGGTGCAGTAGCCACGTTGGGCATATTCCCTGTAGGCTATGCGGTCAGTCTGTTCATGTCGTTTTACCGCTTCTTCAGGTATAAAGCCATGCGAAACTACTGCTACACGCTTTTCATCAAGCGGAATAACAAAAGTCGCAGCTGTCAGATCAATACGCTTTGAAAGGTCATAACCAACTATGCAGCGCTTGCCGCTGATAATTTTATATAGTTCATCACGGGTCACCTTCAGTGTCTTCCACTTAGGCATCAGGCCATCCATGTATTTCAGTTCACTGCTGTCCTGCCACAAATTACAGCGTTTAGTCAGATATTCGCGCAGCTTTTTTGGGTCGTTACTTACAAATGCTTCACGTCCCTCGCTTACGATTTCTTTCAGTAAATGCTTGCTGTATTCAGTTTCATGCTGCAGCACAGGATTCGCTTTGACTAAAGCGTTGACATCATAAGGATCGTCGCCATCCTCCAGTTCGCGTATCATGCAGAAATAATCATCAATAGGCTCATCAGTGTCGCCATCTAAGATTTTGCAACACAGGTCATATTCTGCCTTACAGGGATTGTTTTCTGCATCTTTACCAGCCGTAGAAATGATAAACAGCAAAGACTGCAGCCGTTTGCCGAAGCCGGATTTCAGCACGTCAACGATCTCGGAGGACGGATGCGCATGATATTCGTCAATTATAACCATACACGGCGCACCGGAATCCTTGTTTTTCGTCTGTTTGCTCAAAGCCCGCATCCAGCCTTTACGCGTTTTATGCTCTACCCGCGTACGCTTGATAATAAGCTTCTGGCTGATTTCTACAGAAGCTTCACCCATAGAACAGGCATCACCCCAAACACGTCTTGCCTGTTCCCTGTCCACGGCCGCGCATTCAACCTCCGGTGCCATTTCAAAGCGCCGCAGCTCAGGCTTACCCGGTGGATAGATAGCGTCAGCACACATGCCGTATAAAGCAACGCCTGACATTTCAGTGCTTTTGACATTGCCACGGGCGCGGAAATTAAAAGCTTTGGTAAACCGCCGTGCGCCTGTTTCTCTATGTACCCAGCCAAAAACACAGCCCAAGTCGAAATACTGAAAAGGCAGCAGCTGGATATGCTGCCCGGAATATACGCCACGCACGTGCACGCAGTATTTCTCAAACCAGTCAAAAATCCTGTTTGCCCTGCTTTCATCAAAAACATAAGGAAAGCTATCTGTACCCTGCCTTTCCAGATCATCAAGATGCCGCTGACAAGCCTGCCGTTCCCGCTTACACACAAGGCGCAGTCCGTCAACGACCTCGCGCGCATAGCGCTCAGTCACAAATAAATCATCATAACAGGTCATGCCATCATTGAATCCTGTTCATCATCGTCATTTAAAGCATTAGCACGTTTGACAACAAGGCGGGCGCGGGCAGTTGGCGTAAGTCCAAGCTTTTCAGCATAGCTTAAAGCCTGCTTACCATACATATCTAATTTCTTTTTATCAGGGAACATCTTCACAGCTTCATCTTCAAACAAAGCCTGATAGCGGCAGAAGTTTGCCAATATGCGTGCATCAACATTGTCAAACAGCTCTATCTCTTTCCCTTCCTTGATAATTTCCTTCCAAATTTTCAAAGCCGCAGCACACGACTTTTCTTTTAAAAACGCAGGTGTTTTCAATACTACTTCAGCACGCTTGATTTTTTCTTCTGCGTTTTGCCGTTTCTCAATTTCTGTTTTTGTATAATGTTTACCAGTTTTATTGCCACGGTTAAAAAGCATAACCTTAGCACTTTGAGCCGGTGTCGGCATAAATATCACCTCCTTCAATCAATATTTGCAAAAAAATATATGATAGGGGAACTTTTCAAAAGTTCGAGTACGGTGCGGTATGATGTGAAAAGCTGCAGGAAATTGCACCCCCCTACCCCTCGTAAGGGATTACCCTGAGTAAAAATTTTAAGAAAAAATATTTTTTTATTTTTTCAAAATATCATTACCAAAGCCGCCGTCCTCAGTAGCAGTTTTAATGTCGTGGCAACGTTTACACAACGCCTGATGATTAGCTTCATCCCAAAATAAATCATAATCGCCTTTATGCGGCTTGATATGATCCACTACACTCGCAGGCGCATTGCGGCAATTTGCACAAATCGGATGTTCCTGTATCTTTGCCAACGCGCATTATAGCCACGCTGAGCAGCACTTTTACGATAACGATCATAGCGCATGAATTTTTCCTGCTGGTGCTTATCACAATAACCGTTTGCATTGTCCGTCAGGCTAAGACAGCCAAGCTTACGGCATTCACGCTTTATTCTGTTTGGCAAGCTGTCACCTCATTTCACGCATAAAAAAGCACCTGCAATATAACATTGCAAGTGCCGAATACGTTTTTTACATTTCTTATCACTACCATATTACCACAGGTAAAAGCAAAAATCTGTCCTCATTTTGTCCATTCCAACGCATTTACAATCCCAAAGCTTTAGCAAATTTAGCTAAAGCTTTATTGTACTGGTTATAAATAGCCTGCCTTGAACTGTATCCCAGCTTCTCCGTGATGCGCTCCATACTATAGCCGTCTACATGGCGCATTATCAATATATCGCTGTAATGCTCACAGTTTATTCCTTTATTGATTATTTGCAGCGCGTCTTCAATAATTAATATTTCAGCCTGCCTGTCTGCTATTTTCAAAAGTATCCTTTGACATTCTTCAGCAATATTCATCATGCTAGGATGATAAGGTGTTGTGCTGGTAGCTGCAGCATCATAGGATGCAACAGAAGAAGCAGCAGGTTTACCGATGTCTGCCAATCTTTTCAGCTTACTGCGCAGGCCTTTAAGCGCTTCACGGTTCAAAGCATATTCTTCCAGTTTCTGTACAGCCAGCCTTTTTTCTTCATCACGCGCCTTTATCACCTGCTTCACATCCTTTTCCGTTCCAGTATACGCAACCACGGCAATACCGTATTCCTTCAGGAAGTTTTTCTTCAAAATCAACATCCAAGATGTCCAATGTTTTATCACTGCTTTTCACGGCGTAGCTGTCTAAAAACTTTTGTGCTAACTCTTTATGGACGATCGCGCCAATAGCAACCTGATTATCAAAAACTCCCGGAATATTTCTGACTATGTACATATCAGCTGCGCACCGTTCCACTTTTATCAGCAATCCATTAATTCTGTATGCCTGCATTTTTTTCCATCCTTTTCATTGAGCAAACTTCCATTTTTAAAATCAAAAAGCCTGTATATTTATCTATTGAGCCAACACGCCTGTAGCCGTTCGTCCTGCACCTTTTCAAGCACATACATTTGCCGCAGATATGCTCCTGCTCAACCAGTTCTTTAAGTTCGTCTTTATTTTTCTCTATCCATTCAGCTTCTGCTTCCGGCCAATGCTCTTTAGCGTAGCAGATTATTTCATCTTCTTCGATAGAAGTTTTGAAATACTGTGCCGCTTCTGCAAACCTGCCTGCTTTTGCCAACTCTATTATTTTTGCAATCCGTTGAGGTTTTTGAACATATTCCGGTACTTTTTTCGGAGCGGGCGGTGTTGGAAGTAAAGCTTCTTCCTGTGCCGGTTCATTATTGCCCAGTTCTGCAGCCTGACTGATGAAATCCCACATTTCAGATTCTTCCGGATATTTTTTACAGGAAGCAAGGGCAAGCTCAGCTGCTTTATCGAATACAACGGCATCAACAGTACGGAACGCAACCAGCCATTCATCACACAGCCTTTTGCGCATGGCAATATCCATGCTGGCAGAAAGTTTACCGTTTATTTCCATGATCGGCATCTTTTTCTTATCAAACTGGTAAAACGCTTTTAAAACATTTTGCTTTGTTATAACATTCACGTTATGCCCTCCTGTCTGTAAAAATCATCCAGCGATTGCTGTGCAGCTTTATTGTCATTTGGCAAACCATCTGTAAGCCAGT